CTTGAGGAATCTTTGATTGATCCAAATTAATTTGTACTAATGCTTCATCATCAACTGCTGCAATGGCCTCAGTTAAAATTTCATCAATAGCTGCGGATGTATCTGAATACATTGCCGCTTCACGATATCGTGTAATAAGTTCATACTCAGATTTCGCAGTCGCATCTAGATCAACGTATGTGCCAAAATGCCCACCCGCTTGTACTGTTGATGCACCGTCGTCAGAAACAGGAGTAGCGAAACCTTGCAGTTTACGATCTATCTCATCTTCCTCACGACTAATATTAAAACCAAATAATTTAATTGCCATAATTTAATTCACTTTATATGATTAAGCCAAAGTTGTAATAGCGTCTACCAATTGTTGTGCTGGATTATTAGAGAATTCAAAAGTTTGATACTGGAAAGATACCGAGAATGTCGATAACTGATCGTTGCTACCAAAGTCTAAACCAACTGCTCCCAACTCAACTGGGAAGGCGCCTATTAATTTATATTGTTTCAGAACTGAACCATTACGATCCAATTGAGAAATAAACATATCTGTTTGATACTGAGCAGGCTGTAATGCACCTGTTTTATTTCCGAGATTTTCCATTCCGTTCATCCATTGTTCTATTGCGGATCTAATAGTAAATCCGGAATCATTTAGAACTGTACATTGGAACGGTGCAAATTCTCTGTCGCCAGCCATCTTAATTAGACGTCCTCTGTAATATACTGGAGCAACACCAATTGTTTGTCCTGGTAATTCAGCCACACTAATTAAAAATGGGGACTTTGTCACAGCCGCCGCTCGACCTGTGACATAGTTTGGAAATGTCAACTGAACCGCAAACTGATTGGGACGAGCCCCACCGTTTGTTAGTTCGGATTTAAATCTCTCTACATTAAATGGTATTGCCATTTCTTATACTCCTAATTAGGCGCCGACTTCTTCAAACGACACGCCACTTCTTGTAGCTACAAAATTCAACTGAATAAAGTTGATTGCTCTTGCAGGCTTGATGAATATGTCTGCAACAAATTCATTACGGTCTACAACCGATCCTGGATTATTTGTGTCATCACATATTACTCTAAAGTCTGTAATACCACGACGACCTTGCACATCTCTTAAGAATGGTTCAACAAGATTTCTAAATTGAGCTCTTGTAAACGGATCATTAAATTCAAATAATTGGAATTTAGATGCTGTAGAAATTGCTTTTTCTAATACGATAAACAATCTACGAACATTGATACGATCAAATGCACTTGGTCTTGCTAATAGAGTTTTATCTCCAAATAACAATGTTCCTTGTCCAGGGAATGTTACTACTGGGTTAATACCTTTCTTGTACAGATCATCTCTGTCTGTCTTAGTAGGTGAGAAAGCCAATTTAACAACATTCTTAATAACGCCTCTGTTATAGCCTGCAGGAGAGAACCAAGGATCAGCAATGTAATCTGTTCTTGCAGCTAAGCCTGCGACGTCACCATTTAATGGAACATATCGATATTTATCATTGTAACGATCGTACTGATATTTCCAACCTGAATCCAATACCGCAAATGAGGAACTTGTTAAGGTATCTCTGTATGCTGCAATTTTGCTTGCTTGGTTCGTAGTATTAACTACATCTACATATGGAGGAGATACAAATACTACACAATCTCTTCTTGCTTCAGCAATACCAATAACAGTATTAACTACACCAACATTTGTCGTTGGTCCCATTGGAATTAAGCTTACATCAAACAATTCGTCATTACTAAACAATTCATATCCGGCTTGGACATTTCCTGCAGAAACAGATGAGCCTGTTACACCGCCGGTTAATGTAGTTGTAATATTTGCAGTTAATGTTGCAAATGTTTTAGCCGAACCTGTTGTTCCCCAATTTGTTCCTGCTATTGGGTGATCCAACCAACTAATATATCTAGATTGATTGTTAATCACATCTTTGTAATAGTTTGTAGAATTGTCAGAATTTTTAGCGTCTGATGCTTTAGAAATATATGAGAATTTTTCAAGTACTGTACCAGCAGTACCTGTCCAATTTCCAGTTGCATCTAGAACAATTACGTGTAATTCATCTGCAGAACCATTTCTAGCAGAAACCCAAGCCGATGTGCCTGGAGCAGAATTGAATTGGTTGGCATATTGCCAGCCTGCGAATGTATTGGAATCAGCAACCGATACTTTTAATGAATTTCCCAATGTTCCTGGATATTTAGCAATAAATTCGCCATATCCAAATCCGCCTGTGCTATATTCGCTATCATATACATCAGAGTTTTCAATTAATAATGCGTCAAAAGATACAGTTGCGTTACCCGTTGCGGTAATATTTTGCGAATCTACAATAGTAACTGTTGGTACCGATGTATATCCGGCGCCTGCATTTGTTATAGTAATACTAGAAAGCGTACGTCCGACAGATGCTACAGCTGCCGCATTACTACTAATAAAATTAGAGTCTCCTAATACTGGAGTAATAATTACATTAGGTCTTGTTACGTATCCAGAACCACCGTTTGTTACGATAATTGAATCAATTAGTGCTTCTATTCTAGCAGTTGCGTTAGCAGTTGCACCACCTAAAAGATTATTTTTATTAATAACAACATTAGGAGTAAACGTATAACCACCAGCACCAGGATTAATGATGTTGATACTGTTAATAATACCGTATCCTAAATTGGCTGTTAAAACAGCACTAGTACCAGTGTTACCATCTAAACGAGTTAAAACAATATTAGGTGCGGCCAAATAGCCGTTACCATTATTTGTAATTGTATAACCTGTAATAATATTACCTGTAATAATAGGATATGCTGTTGCTTGTCTACCACCAGGAACTAATACACCACCAGAAATTGAAATATTACATGCTGTGTTTGCAGGTCCAAAGTTTGAACCTGGATTTGATATTTGAATATCTTTTAAACTAAAGTGTATTACTAAATTTGCGCTGGCGCTTGTTGAATCTTGATTTTGAATAACTACATTAGATAAACTATTATAGTTATTTCCTACGTCTTGAACATTTATAGCTCCAATTCCACCCGATCCCAAAACAGCAGTTGCAGTTGCTCCAGAACCACTACCACCCTCGAAAGTAACTGTTGGTACGGCAGAATATCCAAAACCAGAAGTCGATAAATTAATTTCACTAATTCTACCAGTTGTTGATAATACTGCATTGCCTAATGCTCTTGTACCATTAGTAGGTGCTGCAAATGTAACTGTCACGTCTGCAGCTGATATAAATGTATTTGGTGTATTGGTAATTGTTACGCCAGAAACTCTACCAGAAGGTGTAGAAACTGCGTTTCTTGCAACAGATTTATCTGCTACTCTGACTAATTTTAAATTATTTCCATATGATAAAAAGTTTGCCGCTGTGAAAAAATAACCTGCAGTATCATCATTTGGATTACCAAATTGTTCTACAAGATTTCTTTCCGTGTCTACGGTTGTAACTTTTTCGACCGGTCCCCATTGAAAGGCTCCCGAAAATGCTCCAGCAGAAGTTGCTACCGCGGGAACAACCGTACTTTTATCTTCCTCGGTAACTAAAACGCCAGGTGAAAGCTGAAATGCCATCTTCTTCTCCTTGATAATTTTATAGATAGCTCTATAATATGATTTTCTATTTATTTATAAGTATGTTCATTTAGACATTTTCAAGGAATTTTCTTTGCATTTCGTGAATCTCATCTGGAGATTTGGATGATGCTGTAAACCATATTTCGTCAGTTGTTATTACTGGAGCTTCGTGTTCTGGAACTCCCCTATCAACAATACCAAACGGAGTCAGATTTTCTTCAATCTGTTTAAATTGTTCTTCGTACAGGGCTTTTCTTAAATTGCTATCAGTTAGGTCTTTAAAAAATGATTCGTTAGTTGCCCATGCAAACAGTACCAGAGTCATAACCAAATCGTCATGATACCCCTCGTCTGCTTTGTGTGTTCCCCGAACTTCAATAAACGTAGAAATTTCGTTTATAATATCTGGATCATGAATTAGTAATTTTGTGCCCTCAACTAAACTCTTGAACGATGTACATCCCAATCGTTTAACTTGTTTAGTTGTTCTTACACCAAGGGTTGCCCCATTTGAAAATCCGCCAGACAGATACTGTCCCGATTTACTGTTATTTCCGACAAAGAATACATTTTCATATTCTAAGTCCATGTATAATGTATCAGCCACTTGTTGACCGTTATCATTAATCTCAACTAAGCAATATGCTTTGTTGTAATCTTTTGCTACTTTATATATTATATTTGGAAAAAGCAAAGGACTTATCTTGTTGTTTCTATACTTGGCAACTACGGAATAC